ATGTGTATTACAACGAGGATGGGGAGTTCTGCACCTGTATTGTGCCGGCGGAAGAACTGATTGTTTGCTATGACGCGGTACATCAGGAGGAAATGACCGACGTTATTCGATACTACGACATCAAAGTGCTGGAGGATGGGAAAGAACATCTCCGTAGACAGGTGGAATGGTGGACAAAAGACGACGTGACCTATTTTTCCGAAAACAGTCAAGGGGAATTTTTACAGAAAAAACAGGTGCCTCACTGGCTGGTGACAAAAGAGGAAAATGGGGAAGAAGTGGAACGGATTGCCCACAACTGGGGGCGGCTGCCTTTTATCCCTTTACAGAACAACGGAGAGGAAACCACGGATTTGGAGCTCATCAAAGGGCTGGTGGATGCTTACGATTTGCTGAGCAGCGAAGGAACCAACAATCTGCTGGATTTGGTGGATTTATACTGGGTCATTCAAGGCTATGGCGGCGAAGCGGCAGGCGCTATGGCGAAGAAATTGCAGATCAACAAGGCAGTGCAGATCAGCGATAGCAGCGGGCATGTGGAGGCAAAGCAGGTGGAACTGCCTGTGGAAAGCCGCATGAGCTGGATGAAGATGCTGCGGAAGGATATTTTTCATTTTGGCATGGGCGTAGACACAGACAGTGAGGACTGGGGAAAGGCACCCAGTGGTGTGGCGTTACAGTTTCAATATGCCATGTTTTATTTGAAAATCAACGGCGTTATGCCGGAGATTCGCAGGGCGGTGAAAGAAGTGCTGCGATTTGCTACAGAGGACTGGAACCGCAGAGATGGCGGGCAAAGGGACTGGCGGAAAATTCAGGTACAGCTGAACACCAGCGGCATTACGGATGATCTGGAGACCGTACAGATGATTCGAGAGTCCCAAGGACTTGTCAGTGAAAAGACACTGCTGGGCAAACATCCTTTTGTGGAGGATGTCAACAGTGAGATGGAACAGTTGAAGAGAGAAAGAAGCAAGAAGGAGGAAACAACATGACACAGGAATTGATGCAGAGATTGGGGATTCAGAGCCCGGAAACAGCGGAAAAGGTGGAACAGTTTCTGCTGGCGCTGGAAGAAAGAAACAGACTGCTGACAGAAAAAAGCGCAGCACTGGAAAGAGAAAAAACACTGGCAGAAGAAGCCCTGCAGAACGCGAAAAAAATCGCGGCTATGGAAAAAGCCATTTTGGAAGCCGGTGGCAAGAATGCCAAAGCCATTCTGGCACTCATTGACGCAGATGAAGTGACAATGAACGAAAAAGGGGAACTGGAAGGGCTGGATCTGGAAGCGGTGAAAGCCGAAGCACCTTATCTGTTCAATGAAAAAGAAGAAAAGACAAAAGGCACAGGTTTTCAGGCGGCTTATACCAAAAAGAAAACAACAAAGGAAAACGAGATTGCGCAGACATTCAGAAAAGCGCTGAGAAGATAAGGGGGAGAGAATATGAGCATCAACACAATGGAATACGCAGCAGTATTTATGCAGGAACTGGACAGTCAGATGGTGGAATGTGCCACCAGCGGCTGGATGGAGGACAACGCTGGACAGGTGCAGTACAGCGGCGGCGCAGAAGTGAAGATTCCCAAAATGGAGCTGAGCGGTTTGGGAAATTATGACAGGGACAAAGGCTTTGCCACAGGCAGTGTGACTGTCAACTACGAAACAAAGAAACTGACACAGGACAGAGGTCGTGCTTTCCAGGTGGACGCCATGGATGTGGACGAAACAAACTTTGCGGCAGTGGCAGGCAATGTTATGGGAGAATTCCAGAGAACAAAAGTAATCCCCGAAATTGACGCTTACCGCTACAGCACCATTGCACAGCTGGCAGAAACAAAGAGCAAGAAAAAAGATTACACACCTGCGGCGGATACCATTCTGGAAACACTGCTGAATGATATGACAGAAATTCGTGACAAAGTGGGTGATGGCGCAGAAATTGTTGTGACTATGTCCGCGAAGGTGGCTGGTATGCTGGATCTGGCGAAGGGCGGCAACAACGTCATTGACAGCGGCGAATTTACCCAGGGCAACATGACACTGAAGGTGAAAGAAATTGATGGTTGTCCTATCATTCGTGTGCCTTCTGCCAGATTCAAAACAAAATATGATTTTTACGACGGCGTTTCCGAAAGTAAGGAAACAGGCGGTTTTGTGGCGGCGACAGATGCAAAAGACATCAACTGGATCATTGCCGTGAGACAGGCACCCATTGCTGTTTCTAAAACCGATGTGACACGTATTTTTGACCCCATGACAAACCAGAACGCAAATGCATGGAAAATCGACTACAGAAAATACCACGATCTGTGGATTACAGACAATGGCATGGAAGGCGTGCTGGTCAGCGTAAACAGCGCCGAATAAAGGCGGTGGAGCCATGAAAGAAGCGATTTTGGCAAAAATGGCAGAACTGCGGCAGGTGGGGGCGGAAGATGCCGCCCTTGCCTTTGCGGCAGAGAGAAGCATGGAAATGGTGCAGGCTTACTGCAATCTGGAGGAAGTTCCGCAGGAATTGGAACATGTTTGTGTGTGCATGGGGCTGGAGATTTATGACAAAGGCGGTTTGCAGGAAGGCGGCATCAAGGAAATCACAGAAGGAAAGGTTTCTGTGACATTTGCAGACGAAGCAGATACGGCAGGGGCATTTTTGCTGCATTATCAGGAGGAATTGAACCGTTTTCGAAAAATGCAGTGGTGAGAAAAGGGGGGGAGACCATGGCAGGAAGCTGGCAGGCGGCGAAAAGGGCTGTGGAAAGCCATTTTACGGACAAGTGCCGTGTGACGGAATTTACAGAAGAAGAAACGTCCTGGGGGGAGACCCGTTTCAGCGCTGTGCAGGGAAAAGAAATGACTTGCAGGCTGGTGGAAGAAGGCGATGGCAGTGACATTGAGGGACTATTGGCTTACGGACAGTGGGAAGGGGTATTATTATACCCTACGGAAAATCACATTGCGGCAGGCAGTCAGGTGGAAGTGACAAAGCCGGACGGCAGGGAGGTCATCTTTTTTACCACGGGAGAAACCCTTTCTTACAGCACCCACAAAGAAACGGTATTGACACGGAAGTGTCCCTTTTAAGGGGGTGGATGCGTGATGGAAAGAAAAGATATGATGACACTGCTGAAACGGGCAGTGATACAGGCGTTGAAAGAAGGATTTTCCTTTCCCGTGTATGGAGAGCGTGTGCCACAAAAGGCGAAAGTGCCCTGTTTTTCTGTGACGGTGGAAGAAACTAATCAGAAAAGACTGCTTGGCAGGCGCAGGGCAGTGGAGGCAAAGCTGAAAGTGCGCTACACAGGAGCGGAAGAAAATGACAAAAAGGAAACGGCGGCTGCAGTGGCAGAT